GCGTGCGACATGTTCGCCGCCGCGTTGAAGACCCCCTTCAGCTGCAGGGTGTAGTCCCGCAGCAGCGCGAGCTTCTCGTGCGCGCTCTTGTCCACGCCCGTGGTGTCCTGCAGGTTGACGGGCGTGGCCATCGTGAAGTCGGTCACGTCGTTGCTGATGGTTCGGGGCGTGCCGCCCGCGTCGGCCACGGTGATCGTGGCCCCGAGGCCTGAGGTCTTCGCCATGGGTCACCCTCTCTTTTCCTGCTCGGCCAGGCGGCCGGCGTGCTCGGTGTAGTCCTCCGCGATGTCGCGGAAGCTGAAGTGCTCGGCGACCCGGCGGCCGCGGCTGTAGACCAGCAGCTCGCCGGGCCGGGTGCGGTGCTCGGCGAAGCACCGCTGGCCGGACTCGAACCGGAAGACGGCGACGCTCGCGTCCGGCGCGTGCGTCAGCTCCCGGTACGTGCGGCCTGTCTTGCCGGAGCGGATCAGCGCGGCGACTGCGGCGCCTCCTGTCGCCGGGGTCAGGTCCGTGAGGTCGCAGACCGTCTCCCAGCCGAACCGCCACTGGTCGCAGCCGACGTCCTCGCACGCCGCCGCGACGGTGACGTCAGGCGGCATGTGGACCCGGTACGCGCGGGCGTCCCGGTACAGCCACGCCGGCAGCGGCTGCTGGAGGGCCATCAGAAGCTCACCGCCCCCAGGTTGCGGTCCAGCACCACGGCGAACGTGGCGCTGCTGAACGTGCCGGTGGTGGCCACCCGCAGGTACCGGCGCACCGTCGCGTTCCCCGCCGTCGCGAGCCGCTGCCACGCCGGCGCGGCCGTCACCGCCGTGAACGTCAGCCCGGTCACCGCCGCGTACGTCGTGCCGTCCGCGCTGTCCTGCACCGCCGCCGTCACCGAAGTGCCGGTGAAGCTCGTCACCTGCAGGTACGCCTGCGCGCCCGAGGTGGTCTGCAGCGTCCACGTCCACGTCGGGGCCACCGAGTAGGTCAGGCTGATCGTGGCGCCGGGCTGGACGGTGTAGGTGCCGTTGAACGTGCCCTGGGCCACGCCGTTGATCGCGACGTTCGTGCCCGTGCCGCCGCTGACCACCACCGTCGCGGGCAGCGAAGAGGTGTTCGTGACCGGAGTGCCGGACGCCGGCACGCTCGGCGTGGCGAACCCGGCGCCGCCGTCCAGGCCGGTGCCGTTCGTCGCTGTCGTGTCCGTGCGCAGCCCCGGCGTCAGCTGCACGCCCCACTCCAGCCCGAAGCCGCTGCCCTGGCCGGTCACCTTCATCGTCAGCGCACCGTCGTTCCCGCGCGTCGGGTCGTAGTTCACCTGCTTCGCGACCAGGCACGCCGCCGGAGACCCGATCGACAGCGGCGGCGCGAGGAACGTCTGCAGCGTGTCCGCCGTCGGCAGCGCCGCCAGCACCGGGTGAGCGCCCCCCGGGTTCATGAAGACGGTGAAGCCCATCGACCCGTCGCGCTGGCCGAGGATGCGGGAGTGCGCCGACTGGGTGATGTCGGTGGAGTCCAGCAGCCCCTGCGTGCCGCCGATCGTGTCGACCGCCTGGACGTCGCCGCTGATGTCGTAGCCGCCGACGAGGAACCGGGCCCCGAGGCCGCTCTGCTTAGCCATCTACGCCTCCTGCGCGAACGTGCCGTCGAGCAGCACCGGGATAGTGATTTCCGCGACCCGGAACGGCTTGCCGTCGTGGGTTATCCAGCCGGGGCCGGCCGCGAGCGGGTTCCCCCAGCCGCCGAGCAGGTCGACCGCGACCGCGTCGCCGCCGAGCGTGAACGCCGCCGAGTACGCGCCGAGCACCAGCGCAGACAGGTACAGCAGCTTCTGCTCGGTCTTGCCCTCCGGCTTGGACAGCGCGTCGAGGTAGATGCGCGCCCGGAACTCGCAGCGGGTGCTGGTGGCGTCCAGGCCGGAGAGGCCGCGCGCCGGGCCGATGTCGCTCCACCAGTAGGCGAAGGCGGGCAGCGACTGAGGTGCGGCCTTGGGCTCGTGGTCGACCAGCGTCTCGAAGCCGCCGAGGGACTGGGCAATACTCTGCACCTGGTCGAACAGGCTGGCTACGGCTGTCGCGTCGAGGGCCATCACTCGCCGCCCATCTGGCCGATGAGCTTGTCAAGCTCACGCTGGCCGATGTCCGGGGCCTGCTTCTGCAGCGCCAGCCGCGTCTTGCGGAACAGCCCGTAGCCCTTGAAGCCGGTGTCCTCGTTGCGCTTGCTGCTGCCCTCCAGCCACGGCGACCAGACGACGCCGCGCTGCATCGGGCCGGGGACGGTCATCACGTTCAGGCTCTTGCGGACGGTCTGGAGCGACCCCTGGAACGCTCCCGTCGCGCGCCCGGTCCTGTCCATCTGGACCGCGCGGAGCATGTCCACGGCCTTGTCGCCGAGGGCCTGGGTGGTGTTCTCCAGCCACTTGTCGACGAGCTTCTCCGCGCTGCCGTCGGCGAGCGGGCCGGAGGCGTCGAGCTTGACGGTGACCTTCAGCGAGCCCATCAGGCGATCACCTGCCGCATGCTGACCCATACGCTCTCGTTGAGATCGCCAGCGTGTCGGTAACCGCGCGTCAGCGAGATCTCAACCTCTTTGCCGTCCAGCTCCGGCGGTGCTCCATCGTCCTCGATCAGCACCATGCGCACGTGGGGGTCGACGCGGCCGCCGTGCTCCACGATGCGCAGCCCCGCCTCAGCGAATCCCTTTGTCGTCCCCGGGTCGTCGAGCAGCTCATTGGCCACGCGTGTCCAGTAGCGGACGCCCTTCGGCGCGACGTCGGCGAGCATCATGCCGAGCGGCCCGCTGATCGCTTCCAGCAGCCGACTGTCGCCAATGCGCTGTACGTAGACGCGGGCTATGGTGGCGTCGATGTCTATGACGATCCGCTCGACGGTGTCCAGGTCGGACACGACGCCGGCCTCTTCGAGCGCCTTCGCGAACGCACGGCCAGTTGGCTTGCTCATCAGACTGCCCTCACCCTCATGGTTCGCCCGAACGTCGCCCGCGCCTCAGCCCATAGCGCAGCCAGCCCCGCACCAGACACAGGCACCTGCGCCTCGCCCGCGCCCGCCGTCCGCGCGTAACCCGACGTCTCCTGCAGCACCCTGTTCAGCGCCCCGGCCAGGTTCAGGTCGCGGATCAGCCCCGGAGGGTTGTGCTTGCTCACCGCCGTGCCGCTAGTCGCCGACGCCGCCGTCGTGCCGAGCTGGCCGCGCAGCACGCTCAGCGCCCGGTACGCGGACACCGCCGCGCTGCTGTGCGCCGCCAGCACCGTCCCGTTCCATCCGCGCTTCACCGTCGCCACGCCGCCCGTGATGTCGGTAACCAGCATCTGCTCGGTGCCGAGCAGCAGCACCTCGCCGACATTGAGCGAGCCGCTGCCCGTCGTGGAGAGGGCGTTGTCCGCGCCGCTAGCCGTCGAGCAGCCCGGCCCCGACTGCGTGAGCCCCGTCGCCGCCGTGCTCTTGCCCGTGACGATGACCCGCTCTCCGCTCAGTGCGCCGAGAGCGCCGGCAGTGCCGGGATAGGCCGGGAACGGCGCAGCCGAGGTTCCCGGGTTGACGACCAGCAGGTCACCCGCGCCTGCCTGGCTGCCGTCGCTGACCGTGATCGTCGTAACGCTGCTGTTGATGGCCGCCGTGATCGTCCCCGCCGGCTGCGGGTTATACCAGCCCCACGTCCCGGCCGCCCAGATGCTGTGCTGCGGGGTCGGGCCCGCGCCCCACGCCGCGACGGTGCTCCGGTCAAGGTCCATGCGGGTGAACGGCCAGCCCTGCTTCCGGTTCACCGGCTCCAGAAAGACTTGCCACAGCGGGACGGCAACGCCGGACGGCGACTGCAGGCTCGTCATGACCCACAGGTCGTGGTAACCCGCCTGGTCGAACCAGTACCGCCACGGGTACGCGTACTGGTAATTCGGCCAGTCCAGGTAAACGGTGGCGTCCACCGGGTAGAAGAACCTGCGCATCCCCTGGCCGCCGTCGATCGCCTCCGCCTCCGACTGCAGCGCCCGGTCAATCCGCAAGTCGTCAACCTGCGTGACCTCAAAGTCAAGGGCGCGCTTGACGTCGTCGCGGTTCGCGTAGCACGGCCTGGTGATCACGGCGCCTCAGGTCAGGATCACGACGGGGCTCACCGTCTGCGAGCTGTTCTGCGGGGTCACCGGCGACTGCAGCCAGATCCGCCCGTCCAGGCGGCTGACGATGCGGAACTCCGTCTCGTCCAGCGGGAACTTCGCGCCCTTCGCCGACGCGCTGATCTCCATCTGCTTGCGGTCCGCGATCACGTAGAACCGCGGGTCGACCAGGATCAGGTCACCCTTCGTGCCCGACGCGGGCACGTGCTCGGTGAACTTGATCGGCCTGCCCAGCAGCGTCCAGCCGTCCGTCGGGTTGGCCTGCAGCCACCCCGACGGCGCCGTCACGCCCGTCGTCGCGCTCCCGAAGTTCAGGAAGATCTGCAGCAGAGCGCCCGTCTTGTCCGGCGAGCACAGCCAGATGCAGTGCTGGAACGACTGCGGCAGCATCCGCGTCACCATGTTCGCGACATCCGCCTGCAGCGACGTGGTACGGGTCACCGGGATCGCGCACGGCGCGTTCAGGACGCCCTGCGGCTGGCCGGCCGTGCCCGTCCCCGCGATGAACGCCTGGTCCTCGGACCAGGCCAGGCCCATGGGCACCACGGCCCGCATGAACGCCTCGAACGCCGGCGCGTCCGCGAGCAGCTCGTCCGGCACCCCGCCGAGGTAGGCCGCCAGCTTCTTCGCCTCGAGCACGCCGCGGGCGTAGGCCGCGCTGCTCGCCGTGATCGCCTGGCCTTCTTCCGTCCAGCTCCACGCCATGCCGCCGAACACGCTGGACGCGTGCGTCGTGTCGTCCACCACCGGCAGGCCGGTGCGCAGCGTCGAGACTGGGATCACGGTCGCCAGCGGGCGGATGATCGCGGCCTCCAGCGACGCGAGCACCATGTCCGCGCGGAGCTCCTCCGGCACCAGGAAGCCGCCCTGGGACGGGACGCGCTCCGACATGGCCGCGCGGACCCGCGTCCGCGCCTCACCTGGCCCCCTCGCGGCCAGCGCGAGGTCAGCCCAGCCGATCGTCATGCTGCCCTCCTCACAGCTTCTGCGGGCGCGGCCAGTCCCGCGGGAACTGGAAGCCGCAGAACCTGCAGTACTTCTCCACCGACGAGCCGCTGTCCGTCGGCGGCGCCAGGTTCAGGGGCTCGCCGTCGTTCGGGCAGGCGAACGGCGCGCTGTCCGCCCACCAGTCGAACTCCTCTTCGGCCTGCTTGCGGACGTCCAGCAGCTGCCACCACGACACCGCTCACCTCGCTGCGGGCGGCGGCACGCGCCGCGGCGGCGAGATCACCGGGTCTGCGGGCGGCTCCGGCTCAGCCGGGGCCTCTGGGTCCGCCTCGGGCTCCGGGTCCGGCTCAGGCGCCCAGCCGGGCGGCTCCTTGCCGGGCTCGTAGAACACGCCGGCGCTGGTGATGTTCGGCACCTCAACCTCCCTGTGAGCCGTCTCCGGGCACTCCGGGCACCGGGGCGCCCCTGCCGCGTAGCGGCAGCCGCACCCCAGGCACTCCCAGAGCGTCATGTCAGGCGCCGAGCGCGGCCAGGTTCGCCGGGTCGCGCTGGATCGCCAGGTCGTGCACGATCGCCGTGATCAGCCCCGTGCTGCCTGGCGTCGCCTTCACGTACGCGTTGCCCGCGGGCAGGTCGTTGGCGTCCACGTAGAACGCCGTCGAGCCGGCAGCGCACACCACCGTGTTCGACGCCGACTGGGACGCCTCCACCCACTTCGCGGTGCCGTTCGTCGAGGTGTTCGTCTGCTTGCGGGTGATGATGTTCCCCGGGCTCGCGTACGTGCCGCCGAACGTCGCCGACGACGTGACCACCACGCCCGTGTCAGCCCCGCTGACCAGGAACGTCACACCCTGGGCGTCCTTCAGGCTGATCGCCTGCGACGCCGCGATCAGGACCGCGTTGAAAACCCGGCCGAGTCCTTCCATTGCCATGTCGGTGCTTCCCTTCGCTCAGGCGTGCAGCAGGACGACCGGCGACAGCGAGCTGCCGCCGTTCTCCGGGGTGATCGGGGACTGGATCCAGGTGCGGCCGTCGACGCGCTCGATCACGCGGAACGCAGTGAGGTCGTTCTGGAACTTGTATTCCTCGCTGGAGCTGATCTGCATTTCCTGCCGGTCGCCCAGCAGGTAGTAGCCGAAGTCGATGAACGCGAGGCAGCCCTGCCCGGCGAGCGCCGGGAGCTTCTCGCTGACGATCAGCGGCCGGCCCATCAGCTCGTAGTGGCGCCCGTCGCCGTTCCCGCCGCCCGGGTACCCGTCCGCCGCCGAGAAGTTCGGCAGCCACAGCGGCGGCGCGATGCCGCTCGCGGTGACCAGCCCCATCAGGCCCGGCAGGACGTCCGGCGAGCACAGCCACACCGCGTTGTTCAGCGACGCCGGCCACATCCGCGCGTACATCGCCGTGATGTCGCCGTACTGCACCGCCGTGCCCGCGCCGCCGGCCCGGGCGCCCGCCGAGCCGCCGCCGGTCACCACCGCGCACGGGCTGTTCAGCGCGCCCTGCGGCTGGCCGACCCCGGTGCCGGTCAGGAAGCCGACGTCCTCGAAGAACGCCAGCGCCGTCGGGAACAGGTCCGCGAAGAACTGCGCCAGCGCCTCAACCGAGTCGCTGAGGAGCTCGTTCGGGATCTCCGTGTACCCCGTGAGCTTCTTCGCCTCGAGGATCGCCCGGCCGAAACTCGGCTGGCTGGCGGTCAGGGCCGCGGCCTCCTCCGTCCAGTAGCCGATCACGCCGCCGTACACCGAGCTGGTGTGGCTCGTGTCGTCGATCGTCGGGTACGGCACCCGCAGGCTGTCCATCGGGATGACCCGCGCCCGCGGCCGCACGACCGCCGTCTCCAGCGCCACCATCAGCACCTGCGACCGCAGGTGCTCCGGCACCAGGAAGCCGCCCTGGGACGGGACGCGCTCCGACATCGCGTTCTGGATCCGCTTCTTGAACGCGGTGACCTCGCTGGTCTGCTCGGCGCGGTGGTAGACGGCGGACAGGAACTCGCCCCACCCGGCTGCCATCTCCTCGCCGTCCAGCACCGCGCCCGGCGCCCGCTTGCTGTACAGGGCGTTGCGGGCGTTGCCGGGACGGAACCGCTGCGCGAACCGCGCCGGGTCGCCTTCCGCCGCGCGCACCGCGCGGGCCGCGTCCCCGCTGCCCGCGCCGTCACCGCCGCGGGTGTCCTTCAGCCACTCCGCCATGCCCGCCTGCAGCTTCTCGGCGAACTGCGCCTCCAGCTGCGACGTCTGGCTGGCGATGTACTCCCTGACTGACTCGCCGAGACGGGTATCCCGCTCGTTGAGCATCTCCTCCAGTTCGGAGGAGTTCACCGGTACCGGTGCCTTGGGGCTCACACTTCCTCCTTGCTGGCGAGTTCCCTCATGAACGCAGCCGGGCTGTATCCCGGCGCGTGGTCTGGTATTTCTTCGTCCTGACTGTCAGCCAGGTCCGCCTCAGCGGGCACCTCAGCCGCCACCGCCGCCGGGCCGTCCCGCGGGCCGTCAGTCACTGCCGCGATCGTCACCGACCAGGGCAGTGACGCCGCCGCCGGCAGCGCCGCCGCGGCGCCCTTCGCCGGGACCTGCCGCACCCGGTCAGCCAGGCCGAGGTCAACCGCCTCCTGCCCCACCGCCCATGTCTCCGCGGCCATCAGCGCCCGGTACTCCGCCGCCGACCGGCCGCCGCGCTCCGCGTAGATCGCCGCGATGTTGCCCGTCTGCTGCTCCAGCACGTCCGCGGTCGCCCGCATGTCCGCCGCCGAGCCGACGCAGCCGCCCCACGCCTCGTGGATCATCACCGTGCCGTTCGGCGTGACCTCCAGCTGGCCCGGGTCGGCGGCCATCGCGATGAACGACGCCGCCGACGCCGCCAGGCCGTCGACGACGACCCGCACGCTGCCGGGGTGCTCCCGCAGCGTGTTGTAGATCGTCAGGCCGTCGAACACGCTGCCGCCGGGGCTGTTCAGCCGCACCTCGACATCGCCCTTCACGTCCGACAGGGCGGCCACCACGTCAGCGGGCCACACGCCGAAGAACCCGATCTCGTCGTACAGGTGGATCAGCGCGGGGCCGTCGCCCGCCGACGCCTGGACACGGCCCGCCAGCCGCGCGATCGCGGCGTCACGGCTTGCCGTCTGCTCAGCGAGCGACAGCGCGTTCCACTTCGCCGAGATCTCCGCCAGCCAGTCGCTGTAGGTGCCGGGCCTGCCGTCCGGCCTGCTGAACGCCGCCCTGCTCACCTGATCACCCGTGTCCGGTTCAGCGCCGACATGCGGCGCAGGAGGTTCGCCATGTCCTCGCCCTCGCCGCCGTCAGGCGCAGCGGGCTGCTCCGGCACCCAGCCGGGCGGCAGCGCCGGAGCCTGGACCGCCCTCTCAGCCACGCCCATGTCCGGCAGGCCGACGACCTCAAGCACGGCATGCGGGTCGAACCCGGCCTGGATCAGCACGTAAGCCGACTGCGACTTCGCCGTCAGCTCCGCGTTGTCCTGCTCCCGGTTCGTCGGCGTCGGGGTCACGTAATCCCACTCGACGCCCGCCGCCGCCGACCCGAACAGCGGCAGGAACTGGAAGTTAAGCGCGTCCTTCCACCGGTCAAGCCGCGGCACGATCCCCCACTGGGAGAACACTTCCTCCCCGGTTTGGGCGTTCGCCCTGTTCACGTCGTCGGAGACCCCGAGCATCACCTTGTGCATGCGGAACGCCTCCCGCAGCACGTCCCGCATCACCCCGCGCAGGTTCC